TTACTTGGTACGTAACTTCCACCTTGATAATTCGGGTCATAGCCATCTTGTCCTGGTGTCAATGATACAGCGTGTTTCGCATAATCGTGTCCAATATCATATGATTCTGGTACACAGTTTGGTACCTTTTTTCCATTTTTATCTTTCATACCTACTTGTTTATATCCTTTCCAACAAGCATCTTGTAAATCTTTTCTTAACTCACCAAACATCTTTTTGTATTTAAGTGTGTGTTTAGACGGTTTAGTCTTCGCATCTTTGTCACCTGGCGCTGGTTTGTAATCATCTTCATCATCACTTTTCTTATACTTCTGTCTTTTGAAGAAATCCGCTCTCTTTTCTTTCTCACCTTTTGATAAATCTTTATAATATTTTTTAGGTTGAGTTCCAGGTTTTTTCGCCACTGTTTTGTCTTGTGGTGTTTTATCTGTATCTTCTTCGATACTAGACACTGCTTTAAATCCGTAATCTACGTCTAGGTTATATTCTCTCACTTCGACCTCTCTGTCTGCTGCGATAGGAATACAATCCCATATCCATGCTTTGTGTAAATTGTTGTTGTTATCTTCGAGTACAACATAATTTGTACCTCGTCTTTTTACTTGTCCTTGTATGTCTTCTTTGACATAATCTACTTTATCTCCTACGTTAAAAATCATTTCTCTAACGTATAAATCTCTTATTTGGTTTTGTTCAAACTCTTCCATACTTACAACTGGTTTCTCTGGTGCCGAATGCATCATACCGCCATATGAAGCAGCCAAGTTCATTCCTTTTCTAACCATCTTTAATAATTGAGGTACTTTTCTATAACCAGATGGAACACCTTTTGAAAAAGATTTCTCATCACCTTTTTCTGCTGCTGCTCTCATTTTACTTGCTGACATTCCAGTAGCACCTTCAGCGTCTGGATCTCTTTCTCCAGCAGATACCACTTTAATACTATCAAAGTTATAATAACCGTGACGTGATTTTACATCATTGTATTTTTTTAAAATACCTTCAAACTCTCTTACTCTATCGCTACCAACAACCATAGTTACATCTGAGTAACCTTTGTTGTATAAGTTAGTTGCTAAATCTAAAACCATATTAGTAGGATTTAATTCTATGTTTCTAGCGTGAGTAGGAAACATATCTTTCATAACATTTAATTTATCTCTTGGACTTAATGGATTCTTTTTAGTATCTTGCGATCTACTTAAATAAATTTTATAATCATTTGTTGGTAATGATTTAACTTTATTGATAAGTTTTTCGTGTCCGATCGTTGGTGGATTAAAACGACCAAATGTAAATGCAACTGACTTACCTTTTGCTTCGTGTATTTCTAAATCTTTTACTTCTTTATCTGTTACAATACCATCTTCTAAAATCTTTTTACACTTCTTATAAAATTTTAAATAATGATATTTTTCTAACATCTTATAGATAACATTTTTAGGTAATCTATTTTTAACACCATAAGTTCTAATTTGATCTGGTGACATATCTTTATCAAATGCTGCTCGTCTTTCGGCGTCAACACCATCACCAATTTTAACTATGTCTTCCAAACTATCTTCTATTTCTTCTAACTTATCTTTTATCTTTTCTTGTAAGTCCAATACATCATTTGGTGTAAGTTCTTTTAATTCATTGTAATCAATTATATCTCTTTTAAGTTCACCTTTAACTACATCTAACTCTTGTACTTTTCTTTCAAACTCTCTTACATATAAACCTGGATCAAAAACAAAATCATCTGGTCGTTTGATAAACTTGTTTGTTTCTATATCAAATACAGCATCTGCTTTTTTGTTTTGGTCATCATAGGTTTTTTGATCTGTAATAAAATAATAATTGATAGGGTGTTTAGAACCTGGAATTAATTTACCTTGTATGTTATTTGGATTTTTTGCTGATAGATATTGTTGAGAAAGTCTTACTCTTTCTTCCTCTTGTTTTTCTTTTGGTACATCAAACAATACATTTAAATCTAAATCAGCATCATTTCTATATCTTTTTGTAAGTATAGAACCAATTAATGATACTTTTAAAACTGGATATTCTTTTTCAAACTCTTTGATTTGTTCATCAATAAGTTTTTTAACACTTGGTTTAATTTTTGGATCTTTAGTATCAGCGTCATCAAACACAGCTGGCGCAAATGTTTTTCTTGGTATATCTATGATACTTTCTAATATAAAGTCTTTAAATCTCATCTTTTTTTTAACTCTAATTCTTTCTTTATCCAACTTAACGCTATACCGTTTTCTGGTTTAGTTCTTAATTTACTATTAATAAATTTTGCCGCAGTTCTTATTGTTTGTGTAACTAATTCTTGTTCACTTCTATTGTTATCAACAATTAACATTTTACCAGGACTAAAAATTCTTTGAAACGCACCAATATTTTGTTGTACTTTTTTATGATTATCTTTTACAATATATTCTGGTACTTGTCTAGGTCTACTTTTATTTCTTTGTAAAGCAACTTCTAAATTTGTATTTACAAATACCATATAACAATCGTAACCCATTGCTTTTAATAAAGAAGCTTGACCTTGAATTGCATCTAAATCTCTTGCTGTTGAGTCAATAATCAATCCTAATCTTCCTTCAATATATTTGTCAAGTATTGATGATGTAGTTTGTTTTGCTCTTTGTCTAATAATATTTCTAAAGTATTCTTCTTCATCTGGCATTTTAATTGATAGATTTGCTTTTCTTAATCCTTTTTCAAATGCTCTATCAGAGTTTACTACTTTTAATCCAGTACCAGCAAACGCAGATTGTGTAACAAATGTTTTACCTGAACCAGGTCCACCAGCTAAAAAGAACGCCTTAAATATACCTGGGTCGTAAACACCTTCATTCAAATATTGTCTAAACTCATTCAAAGTTTTACCCTTTAATCTATTTATTATTTTCTTCGCAATATCTTTTGGTTCGCCACCTTCTGCTTTGACTTCTATGAAACCAGGTTTGTTTCTATAATACTCTACAACAGGACCTGTTTCTTTTTTGTATAACGCAATTCTATTTTTGATAATCTCTGGTTTATCATCTGCTCGTCCTCTTTTAGTTAATCTTCTAATTACTTCTTCTGGACTAACATTTAAGTAAACCACTTTATCTATTTTAATTCCTTCTTTTTCTAAATCTTTTACTTGTTGCATATATCTTGGATAACCATCAAATACAAAACCTTTATCTGCTTTTGATACGGCGTCTTTAATTAAATCTAATACAATATCGTTTGGCGCAAAACCACCTTTACCTAAATTAGATAATCGTTTTGCTATCTCGCCACCTTTTTCTTTTTCTTTTCTTAATAGTTCACCAGGATAGATATGATCTATACCAAACTCTTTTGTTATAAATTCAGCGTAAGTTGATTTACCTGAACCTGGACCACCTATTAAAATAATATTCATTATAAATCGTATCCTTCCGTTTTACTTACTTTTATTATGACGTGACCAGGTCCATCAAAAGTGACTAGTATATTTCTTTCAGAATAAGAATTATCTACAAATCCATTATAATTATATGAACCAGCGTTAATAAAATAATAATGGCCGTGAACATCTGAACCACCTCTTTCTTTACGAGAAATGTCAATTTGTTTATCTTTTTTAGCACCCCAAAATATTTCTGTAATACAAACATTTGCTGTAGCAGCATTAAAAGTTTCGCCAGTTGTTGCTAAGTTAGCAATATCAATTTCGTGTGCTGCGCCACTACTACCAGTTTCATAAACTTGTATTACTCCTTCTCTGCTTGTTCTTTTTAAGTAATGAATATTTGCCATTAGTTCCAACCTTTCGGCATAGTAAAGTTTGCTCTACTAAATTCCATTCTATCTACTAATTTCACAGCGCCAGCAATTCTATCAACAGCAACAAATCCTTCTGGTGCTGTTACTCGATAACCATTTGAAGTTTTTAGAAAGTGACCTATACTTTGTATTTCACTCATCTTACTTACTAAAAAGTTTTTCGCATTTTGTAATGTGACGTGTGAAGCAATCGCCATAGTTAATGCGTTTTTGTTTCTATCAATATATTTTAAATTCTTTTTTAATATATCTTTATATTTTTGTTTA